CTGATGGGTTGGACTAAATTTTGGAGAAAATTTGGACCAAAGAAAAAAGAAAAATATTTGCAAGATCAGAAAAACCCAATCTACATACATAAAGACATTGATCCAGACGATCCCCGGGCGCAAGATCTGAAAAACCCAATCTACATACATAAAGACATTGATCCAGACGATCCCCGCGCGCAAGTTGATCTACGGCATTTTAAAAAAGACCCTGATCCAAGATTTAAAGGAATGAAGAAAATAAGGGGGGAAAGTGTGGAGTTAACAAAACTTCGAGAACTCGCAGGCTTACCACTAGTAGAAGCAGAGTATAAAATATCTGGTGATTGGCAAAACTTGGGTATAACGAATGACGAGATCGAGGAGAGTCCAGATGATACTTTCCGTGATGTTTGGTCAGTTGGCCGCGGCGGTCCGAAATCGCAATACTTTTACTTCAACGAACCAAATACAAGTGGTCATTTTGCTACAGTCACTGATATAGGTAATGGTACTTGGGTAGTTGAAGATGCTGACGGTAATAAGGTTACGGACGCGGCATTAAAATCATGGGACGAAGTAGAAAGCATTGTTGGAAAAATGTTCTTAGGTCCAAGAACCGCGCATGATGAAACTCCATCGGCTGAAGAATATAGATAGAACACGGGTCTCCCTACGCTAGAGAGGACATAGCCGCCGTTAATGTCCTCTGCATCCACGCTAGGCGTAGGGGGCCCACTTTTTTTGAAAAACACTTGACATTTCTGTCAATATGCTTTAAACTTAATAGACAATATAATAACCATAGGAGCAAAATATGGCTCATACACCACAAGAACAAGAACGACTAAAACAAATAATTAACGAGGGTATACAAGTTACCCAAGAAATATCATATCTTCAAGAAGGACTGCGAGACATTGTCAAAGCAGTAGCAGAAGAATTAGATATTAAGCCTTCTGTTCTTAATAAAGCAATACGTGTTGCATACAAAGGTGAGTTACAACGCCATCGCAACGAGTTTAGTGAGTTAGAAGAAATCCTAGAAACTGTCGGTAGAACATTTTAATATTATACAATGTACGTTGATGCTCTTTTTGATAGGGATCACGATACAATCCACGTTGTCGAGAGAATAGGCGGAAAGAGAAATTTCCGTAAATTCTCTGCTCAATATGTTTTTTACTATCTTGACCGCGGAGGTAAATTCACCTCCATATATGGAGATCCTTTAAGTCGCGTTAGCACGACTACGGGTAAGCATTTCAATAGAGAAAAAAAGTTATACAAACATAAGAAATTATATGAATCGGATATAAATCCTATTTTCAAATGTCTTAGTGAAAATTATAGAGATGGTGAAGCACCCACGTTACACAAATGCTTTTTTGATATTGAAGTAGACTTTGATACTAATAAAGGATTTGCTGATCCTGCAGATGCATTTGCACCCGTTAATGCTATATCATTATACCTAAGTTGGATAGATAAGTTAATAACTCTTTGTATTAAACCAAATACATTAACAACGTTCGAAGGGCAGGATATTGTAGACAAGTTCAATGATACTATCTTGTGTCACAATGAAGAAGAACTATTAGAAACGTTTTTATCATTAATAGATGATGCAGATGTATTGAGTGGCTGGAACTCAGAAGGATTTGATATACCATATATGGTTAATCGTACTGCTCGTGTATTAGGCAAACAACGAACACGCGAGTTTTGTTTATGGGGTCAACGACCTAAGAAACGTGAATATGAAAAGTATGGAAAGGAACAAGAAAGTTTTGACTTAAAAGGTCGCATTCATCTTGACTATTTAGAACTGTATAGAAAATATACATATCATGAAATGCATTCATATTCATTAGATGCAATAGGAGAATATGAATTAGGTGAACGTAAAATTGCATATGATGGAACACTAGATCAACTGTTTAAGAATGATTTTGAAAAGTTTATAGAATATAACAGACAAGACTGTGTACTGCTTAAAAAGTTCGATGACAAGTTACAGTTCATAGACTTGTCTAATGTGTTAGCACACGCTAATACAGTGCTAATACAAACTACGATGGGCGCAGTAGCAGTTACTGACCAAGGAATAATAAACGAAGCACATACACAAAACTTAATTGTTCCTGATAAAATACATGAAAAGGATACAACAACAGCTGCCGGTGCGTATGTTGCTTTTCCTAAAAAAGGAATGCACCAATGGATTGGATCAATTGATATAAGCAGTCTGTATCCATCCATCTTACGTAGTCTTAACATGAGTCCAGAAACTATTGTAGGACAAGTTAGACAAACATTAACAAGAGAATTATTAGAAAGTCATAACTATAAAATTGCTGAAGCATGGGAAGGTAAATTCTCTAGTCCAGAATATGATTTAGTTATGGAAAAGGATACCAATGTTATTCTGAATCTAGACTTCGAAGATAAAAGTACATTAGAAGCAACAGGAGCAGAAATATATGATATGGTATTCCATGGCGAACATAAATGGATGATAACAGCTAATGGTACTATATTTAAATATGACAAGAGGGGAGTTATTCCTGGATTATTAGAACGTTGGTATAAAGAACGTACAGAACTTCAACGTAAAGCAAAACAAGCACTACAGCATAAAAATAATATAGAGTATGAGTTTTGGGATAAGCGACAATTAGTTAAAAAAATTAACTTGAATAGTTTATATGGTGCATTATTAAATCCTGGTTCGCGGTTCTTTGATCAACGTTTGGGACAATCTACAACATTGTGTGGTCGTAATATAGTGCGACATATGAGTGCAGAAATAAACAAAATATTAACTGGCGAGTATGATCATGTAGGTGAAACAATTATATATGGAGATACAGATAGTTGTTATTTTTCAGCATACCCTGTATTTGAAAACGATATTAAAGAAGGTAAACTTGAATGGAATAAAGAAAAAGCAATAGAATTATATGATGTAATATGTAATGAAGCAAATACTACATTCCCGTCTTTCATGTCAAAAGCATTTAATGTACCAAGAGATCAAGGTAAACTTATTTCAGCAAGTAAAGAAACTATTAGTTCAGCAGGTATATTCATTACTAAAAAAAGATATGCTGTATTAGTATATGATCTAGAAGGTAACAGAGTAGATGTGGGCGAGCCTGGAAAAATAAAAGCAATGGGTTTAGATCTTAAAAGATCCGATACTCCAGCATATATGCAAGACTTTCTTAGTGAATTATTGTTAATGACATTGACAAATGAAACAGAAGAAAATATTATAGGTAAGATACAAGAGTTTCGTAACGACTTTAGAAACAAACCAAATTGGGAAAAAGGCACACCTAAACGTGTTAACAATTTAACAAGGCATACTAAAGTATATGAGAAAACTGGGCGATGTGGTATAGGACATGCTATGGCTGCCATTAATTGGAACAGGTTACGTAAAATGTATTCAGACCGCTATAGTTTAGAAATTGTAGATGGTATGAAAACTATCGTTTGTAAGTTACGAAATAATCCAATGAATATGACTAGTGTAGCATATCCTATAGATGAGTTACGTATACCAAGTTGGTATAAAGAACTTCCATTTGACGATACTGCAATGGAAAATTCAATTGTAGACAAAAAAATAGACAATTTGTTGGGTGTATTAAAGTGGGATTTACGTAAAAGTAAAACCAACGAAACATTTGATAAATTATTTGACTGGGCGTAGAATAGGTGTTATAATATACATTATGGAGATTAAGATGAAAGATGTTGTTTTAGATGTTGTCAAACATACAGCAGGACTGGGGTTTATTGAAAGTGTTAAAGTTACAGGCACTGACGAAGAAACGCGAATAGACGCAATGGATACTGATAGAACAGTTATTCTTAATGCAAAATTACATACACAAGTACCCGACTTAATGGGTGAATTTGGTATGGGTAATTTAAGTTTTCTTAATGGTATATCACATTTACCAAATTATAAAGAAGATAATGCAACTATAAAAGTAGTTAGGCGTGATCGCAATGGAGAGGAACAACCCGAAAATCTATTATTTGAAGATACAAATGGTAATACAGATACATATCGTTTTATGAGTAAACAAATAGTAGAACAACAATTAAAAACAGCAGTATTTAAAGGTGCAAATTGGAATGTTACTTTTCAACCTACAAAACAAAAAGTAGGAGAATTAACAATGGTTGCATCTATATATGCCGCAATAGATCCTACGTTTAAAGTTAAAACAGAAGGGAATGATTTGATTATTCTTATTGGTGCAGGTGCTGGCGCAAGTCATACTGGACGCAGAGTGTTTGCTAATAACGTAGAAGGTGACTTAACTGAAGGTTGGAGTTGGCCTCTTAATCAAGTTTTAAGTATTCTTAAATTAGGCATGAGTGGTGTTTGTGTTGTACAAATATCGGATCAAGGAGCACTACAAATCGTAATAGATAGTGGTATTGGTGCTTATAATTATATCTTACCTGCATTAGCAAGATAAATGCAAACAATAAACCTTAGTAAAAGAAATAGAGATTACGCTATTTTTTTACCAAGCATCTCTGGTTTCTATAATACCTTTGTTTCAAAACAACGTTATGGGGAATACGTTCCGCATGACCGCATACCTGCTGACTTTGAACACGGAATAGAAGGTTGTAATTTTCTAAACAAAGAAAAAGGTTACTTTACATATGACCATGCATTATATTCTGCAGGTCATGCACAACTAGATATTGACAAAAGTACTATACAAGAATCTATGGTGCAAGAACGAGATAGAGAAAACACATGGATACTTGGAGACAGTGGTGGGTTTCAAATTGGTAAAGGCGTAATAAATTTTGATTGGCCGCATTTCTGGGAGAAAGAAGGAGACCCAAATTATATAGGTAAAGCCGATAAAGTACGATTAGCAATTCTTAATTGGTTAGAGTACACAGCAGATTATTCAATGATATTGGATATTCCTGCATGGGCGGCAGATCCTGTAAACAGAGATCGCACAGGACTTACTAGTTTTAAAGATTGTTTAGAAGGTACAATACACAACTGTAACTTTTTCTTAAAGCATAGATTAGGTGCAACTAAATTCCTTAATGTATTACAAGGTGGTAATAATACTGAAGCAGATATTTGGTATGATGCTGTAAAACATTATCCGTTTGAAGGCTGGGCAATGGGCGGCAATAACATGCGTGATGTTGATCTTGTTCTTCGACGATTAATTAAATTACGAGATGACAAATTATTAGAGCCTGGTAGAGATGTTATTCATTACTTGGGTACAAGCAAATTAGAATGGGCCGTAATTTTAACCTCAATCCAACGAAATTTACGAGAAACAGTAAATAAAGATATAAAGGTTACATTTGATTGTGCATCCCCGTTTATTGCAACAGCACATGGACAGGTATACACACAGCACGTACATAGGAATGACAGGTTTAGTTATATTATGGATAAGGCTGTAGACTCAAAAACATTAGCAGGCAGTAACATTCCGTTTCCTTGGACTTCTCCTATAGCAGAGAGAATGACAATGGGAGATATTTGTTATTATAAGCCTGGAGATCTTAATAAGTTAGGTAAGGAAGGAAAAACATCTTGGGATAGTTTTTCATACTTCTTATATATGGCACACAATGTTTATCAACACATGGAGAGTGTACAACGAGCAAATGCGTTAGCAGATGCGGCATGTGTTCAACATAAACCAGATATCAACGAATGGCGCAAAGTTAAAAACAAAAGTGCAGAAGGACAATTTGATGTTTGGACTCCACGTGATGTCGTATACATGGTAGAATTAATTAACAATGTATTTAAATCCGAAACACCTTTTGACTTGTT